AACATTTACTGATGAAGAAATTCAAGATTTGTGGTCAGGCAGTTGGGCTGGTAAAGCCGCTGGTGACCCTTTCATCGTTCGCGGTGGTTATAACTGCGGACATCAATTTAGACCAGTATTTGAAGAGGAATTATAATGCCACAAGGTAAAGGTACATACGGTAGCAAAGTAGGACGACCTAAGAAAAAGAAGAAAAAAACCAAAACGTAAATTTATGCTAGACTAACGATTCACCAATACTCTTTAAGAGGCACGTTACATGAGCGATGAAATCATGGAAAACCAAGCAGAGACTGAAACTGCGGCAGTAGAAACTCAGGAAAGCAAGACCTTTACTCAGGAAGAACTAGACCGCATTGTGGCGGATCGTGTTGCTAGAGAGCAGCGCAAGTTCGATAAAAGACTGTCAGGCGTAGACCTTGATGAAGCTAAAGACCTGCTGGCAAAGAAAGAAGCCGCAGAGCTAGAGCGACAGAAAGAGCGCGGGGAGTTCGATAAAGTCCTGAAGCAAACGGTCGAGAAGAAAGACATGGAGATACAGAGTTATAAAAGCAAGCTGCAACAGACGCTAGTAGATGGAGCGATTCTGGGTGCCGCTGGTAACAATAACGCTGTTAATCCGAATCAAGTCTCTCAGTTACTAAAAGACCAGACTAGGCTGTCAGATGACGGTACAGTTGAGGTGCTAGACGCTAACGGCTTGCCGCGATACAATGACAGCGGTGATCTGTTATCAGTCAACGAGATGGTAGCGGAGTTCTTGACAGTAAACCCACACATGGTCAAAGCCTCTCAAGGTGGCACTGGCTCGATGGGTAACGCTGGTGGCTCGACACAGAAGCCTCAATCTGTGGCAGATATGGTTGCTAACTGGGACAGTGGCGGCAAAGAAGCATTTGCTGCTATGAAGAAAAAGTAACCACCAAACCACAACTTAATTTTATTTAGAGGCATTATCATGGCTGCAACAACTTCAACAACTCTCGACGACCTGTTCGTCAATATCGTCGCTCAGGCTCGTTTCACTGCCGAAGAGCAATCACTAATGATGGGTCTAGTGACCAACTACAACATCCAAGCTCAGGCTGGTAAGACCATTCAGGTTCCTAAGTACCCAGCAATCGCTGCTGCTGACTTGACCGAAGGCACTGACATGTCTAGCACTACTGTATCTACTTCTTCAGTTTCTGTGACTGTTGGTGAAGTAGGCGCACAGGTTCTGCTGACTGACATGGCTACATACGGTGATGGCAACCCTGCTGTTGAGCTGGGTACTGTTCTTGGTAACGCTATCGCTACCAAGATCGACACTGACCTGATCGCTCTGTTTGACGGTTTCTCTGCTTCTATCGGTGCCGCTGGTGCTGAGGTTGCTGTAGCTGACCTGTTCAAAGCTGCTGCTACTCTGCGAGCCAATAAGGTTACTGGCACAATCAATGCCGTAGTACATCCTTATCAGGCTTACCAGTTGAAAGCTAACCTGACCAACACCTTTGCTAACCCTAATGGTGGCGACTTGCAAAACGAAGCAATGCGCAACGGTTATGTCGGCACTATCGCTGGTATCAACGTATACGAGTCTGCCAATGTAGTTATCGACGTAAATGGCGATGCTAAGGGTGCTGTATTCGCTCCCGAAGCTCTAATGATCGCTATGAAGCGTGACTTCAACATTGCGCCTCAGCGTGATGAATCTCTACGTGCCTTCGAACTTAACGCCACTGCTGTATATGGTGTTGCAGAGCTTGACGATGCATTCGGTGTTGAGATTCTGTCTGACTCCGCACTGTAAGACTGACTGCCCCTTCTTCGGAGGGGGCTTTCTTACGAGGTTTATATGGCTATAACTTATCGCGGTGAAAGGTTCGAGGGCTACAACAAGCCCAAGCGCACCCCCAAGCATGACAGCAAGAGCCACGCTGTACTTGCTAAAGAAGGCGACAAGATAAAGCTAATTAGGTTCGGTCAGAAGGGTGCAGACAACAAGCCTCCCCGCCAGAACGAATCAGAAGCAGACAAAGCTAAACGCAGATCGTTTAAAGCTCGGTTTGCTAAAGACATAGCAAGAGGCCGCAAAGATAAAACAGCTTCAGCGGCATACTGGGCAGATAAGGTGAAGTGGTAATGGCTTACTCAAGCGACGCAGATTTATTAAAACTGATTCCCGATATTCTCGATCTAGGTATCGAGTCTTTTGTATTGGAACACCCAAAAGCGCAG